ATTTTTGACGCTGTCATGAATAGTTTGTTGTTTAATATTTCTGCTGAACCTGTTACTGCGTCTGTATTTTCTATTCCTTCATTTATTAAGTAAGTTGAAGGTATATCAGTTAGGTTTGATGCGAATTGGTCAAACACCAAAGTATTTGGGTCAGTTGTTGTAAAGAAGAAAAAGTTATCTATATTTCCTTCAGACCCATTAGACCCGTCATTGTCAAAATATGAAAATTGAAACTTATGAACTCCTGGCATGCTTGCTGTAAATGCCATTTTGTATGTTGCTGTTGAAGTCAATGATTCTTGAAATCCAACAATATCGTTATTTAGTAAAGAACCACTTGGATTAATTACATTAAAATCAACCCCTGATAAAGACTCTCTATTAAAATCAAATTGAATATTATATACTGACCCCGAGTCTAATGAAGATGATAAGTTTGCTGTACCACCACTAAATTCAGATGCTGACATTATTAGTCTACCACCTGATACGAATAGTAATGGGTCTTGTCCACTTGTTCCTTTTATTTTATCTACCAACTCAAAGTTACCAAGACTTCCTGCGAAGTTATAGTATGCGTTTAACGAGTTTATTGTATCAGAACTTAATGGTTTTCCAACTGTAGAATTGTCTACATCCCATTTAGAACCACTGATTCTAAAAACCCAATTTGAGGCGTGTTCACTTTTTGGTGTATCATTAAATTGACCAAGTCCTTCATTCCATGATTCTTTTAGTGGGTATACAAATAAGTTAAAGTCGTCTTGTAGTTCTGCACTTTCTACATTTTCTAATCTTAGTCTGTACTGAGGTGACGTGATAGTACCATCTGCTACAGACGATGAAATTGGTGTTAAATCAAAACCAAGAAGTATTCTACTATTTCCTAACAACGTTGTGTTGTCAAGATTATAGAACTTTCCTATTTCAAGAATTTGGTCTTTACCTGTATTCTGAAGTTTCAGTTTATCATTCTCGTAGATAGTGTTGTCTTTATTTGGGTATATTCTATATATCATTTTTCACCTTTTAAAATAATGGTACCACTCTACCTCTAATATCTGTATCAGGATATTTTACCTCGAATATAGATGGGTCTTTAGGTGGATAGATTACACCATTTCTTGTTGCGTATTTCATGTCGTATCGTCTCGGTGAGTAGGTTCCACCATACTTGTTAGTAATTTGTAATCCACCAAGTCCGTCCTTGTCAGGTCTTACAACACTCTGTACTCCATCTACATCATCTAACATTACATATATGTCTGATAATAATATTGGTTGATTTATTTGTTGATTGTCTACTTTGAAATAATCTCTTAATTTACTTATACATTTTAAAAGTATTTCATTTGAGTTGTAATTTGGTTTTACTACTATCTCGAAATCAATTGCTATATTTACAATGTATGCGTTTTTAATGTTAATCGCATCTGTAAGTATTCTATAGAACGATAAATAATTCGCAAGATTTTGTTTTGTTGCGATATTTAGTTCTGTAATATTTTTATTTGAATCATATCCTAATACATAAAAATTTATACCAAGTGGATTTGATATTGGATTAGGACCATCGTCTAACGTTGTCTCTATTTGAAAATCAGGCGCGACAAATGCTTTTGCTACCGAACCAAATTGTGGTGGCATCGCATAAGTTCTAACTACATAGTCTTCTCTTGTCACTGACCTATTTTGTGCTCCAAAATAAGATTTTGCGTTTTCTCTTACTTCATCAACAGTTTCTTCAAACTTACCACCAACTGCGGCTGCTTCGTTTGACATTGCTATAGAGTTTCTTGCTTGATTAAATAATTCGGTATCAAGTCCTAAGTTCGATGTTTCGACTTCGATACTTGCTATCTGAGTCAAGTCGTTACTTGGAACATTATCTGCTACACCTTGACTTACTCTATATGTAACTGTTAGTGTTTGGTTAGCAGGAGCTACTCCATATGTTTTAGAATACAGAAAGTTTGATGGGTCTAAACCTTGATTTAAGTTACCACTTGCATTATATAATGCGGACCCAACATTGTCAGGGTTAGGAAGTAGTTCTTCGTCTGCGTTTGCAGATATACCTGCTCCAAACTGAATATGTATTTCACCTTCGTCTGATATTCTTGTAATGTATCTCTTCGGTACTCTTTTTAATTTTAGTAACGAAGGGGTATCAGAACTATATGCTGAATACTCTAATGAGTACTCTTCAGTGTTTGGAGTTTCTTCAAATACGGTATCTTGACCAAGGTAATCTACCTTTGTCCAATCTTCACCGTCATCGTCTGATATTTTGATTACATCTATAAGACCGTCTTCGTCTTGTAGTCTAATCTTGTCATATATCTTAGGAGTACCAAATGTAAAGGTCTGTGTTTTTTCTTTACCACTTGTTGCCTTTACATACTTTTTAAGTAAGTACTTAATAGGTTCATTTGTGTTATCATCTATTTGATAAACAGAAACTTCGGTTGGGTCAAATGACGATGAATAATTAAATCTAACTTTTTGATTTGTACTAAATTCAACATCACCATTTGATTCTGCTGTTACTACCGCACCTTCTTTGATTGTCAATGCGTATCTCCAATCAGGTCTGACTGTATCACCACTACCTATAGAAGGTACTATTTGATACATACTTAGTGTAGTTGTAGCGGGTACATTTAATTTTGGTTTGTATCCCACTGCTTGTGCAATTGTA